CTTCTAACTCAATAGCAATACTCTTAACTTTGTCTTGCAATTCAGAAACATTCTTTTCAGCAGCTTCAAGCTGTACGCTTTTAGCCTTATCAGAATTTTTCTTAAATTCAGCAAGCTCTGCCTTAAGTTCGTCATATTGAGCTTTATCTACAGTAGCAGTACTATCTGCCATACCATTTTTCTCCTTACTTGTAACAAGTTCTTTCACAGAAGCACTTGTACCAATAAACACTTTAGATTTACTATGATTAATTATATTACTTCTAGGATTAGCAGGATTGTCAACTAAACCTTTACCACTAAACCCAAAATTTCTAAGTAATCTTCCAATTTTACAATTATCATAAATGCCAGAACCACCATAACTTCTAAGATATTTAGTCAAAAATGCTGATTCTTCATTTCTAGCAATAACTTTGTTTTCACCAGTAGGCATTGTAACAGCATAATCAAAATTATTAAACAAACACTCCATTGAAACAAACCATTTACTTTCTCCAATATCAACAATAATACTATTCATTCTATTTTGTCTATCTTCATTCGTCCAATATCTATACAAAACAGAACCAACGACTATGTCAAATCCGTCAGGCAAACTATCAATTACAACATCACCAGAAATCTCTTTACCGTTAAAATCTACAGCTTTAGACGAAGTAATATGACCTATAATATCAGATTCGTCATGCATGTAATTAAACCGCTTATCCACAGGAGTGTTTCTAGCATTCCAAACTTCAACACGGTCAAACACATCATCATTATCGTTCCAACCAGTAGACACCATTACAGAATCTAAATAAAAAAGGTCAAACTGATTAGGATTCGCTTCCGCTATTACCCATTTCTTAGCCAATTCTTTTACAAACTCTTTTTTCTCATCACACAAATTAGAAATCGTAGCACAAGAAGAAAGAGCAATACTAGTACTAGAACTAACTTTATCAGCAATACCAGCTTCTACTTCTTTTTTATATATAGGAATCATATTGTCCTCAGATAATTATACACCATTTATTAATTTTCATTATAAAAGTACTTATTTATAGCATACGATTCTGCAAATAACATTCTGTTCTCATCAACTGTCGGAATACTACAAAGCCCTTCCAACAAATCATTATAAGTACTAACTATATCATTGTCCGGTTTAACCCGATTCTTTAAAGCATTATACACCGTTTCATTAGACACTTCATCAAAAGGATGTAAACTACATAATACCGCAAACTTAATATATTCAAATAAACTATACTCTTGTTTTGTCAAAGACCTTTTATTATTCTTACCCATAGAGTGTAATAATGATTTACTTATCTTTTTATCTATAACATTTAACGTTCTATGAGCCCAAACAATTACTCTAGACAAACTAGCGTTAGTGCTAGGCTTGTCAGTTGGCTTTTGTTTTCTCTTCTTAGTCTCTATTATATTAGTAGGTCTTCCTGGAACACCCGTTTTATTAGTCGTGGTAACTGGAGCTTTAGATTTATTAACCTTAATTTGTATTTCTTGCATCTTCTCCATTTTACTTTTCTCGCCAGGTTTTCTAGGATTAAGCTCAACACCTACTTCAGACGGAGCTACTTCACCACCTTGCAAAATTAATTTATGAAGCTCATGCTTTTTATCAGGATTATGAAATGGACTAGCCTTTTCTGGCATATCTTCACCTCTCTCAACAGACTCTTTCTTAATCCTAGACGATTCAATTTCAGGAATACGACCAAATATTTCCTGAATACTTTCAGTAGAAATAATGTCTCTATCCCACATATTTAATAACAATTGTTTCTCAGCAGCTTCATCCGCCAAAACCATATTATCGAAAATAATGCGAGGAACATTTCCCTTAAATCCCATAGCCTTGTGAATCAAAGCAACTTCAAATTTCCAAAAACTTACTAGCATATTTCTTATATACTGTAATCTCTTAATTAATGTATTAAGTCCAATATAACTACCAGTATTACTAGCATTAGACTTAGACCTTAATGTAGGAGGTATACCAAATCTCTCATATATAGCATTTAACGTTGCTTCATATTTTTCAGAACCCAAAAATCTCCATACCTGCGTATTAGATTCGGTAAAAGATAATTCAGGACCCCAAACCAGGTCCATAACACCACCACCAACATTATTAGCCAATATATTACGCAACTTGTTCAAAGTAGACCTAGATGGTAATATAGAATTAGCACCATCAAGATGTCCTAACTTCCACAATCTAATATTAGAAATAGCCCCATCAAGCGCAGATATATCAGCCAGTTTCATTTTTTCAAGCATAATCAAAACATTCAACACTGGATACACAATAGGATTAGCCCATGTTTGCCAATCTTTTTTTCTATAATGAGCCATGTGTATCTTATCCATATCCATAGGAACAACACTAGCTCCAGATTTCAAAGCCGCCAATATATCTTTAGGTATTTTTTTAAGTATTTGTTCTATAGCTCTCCGTTTTACAGGGTCTGTTATAAGGCTCGCTCTTTTAATTTCGCTTCTAATCTTGAGAGGTATTTTTAATGCTATAGGAGGTTTACCAATAAATGATGCTAATTCACCACCAAGTATTTCTACAGAAAGAGGATTGATAAAATTATACTTTAATGGTATCTTACGAGATTCAAATTTTATATTTTCTAAATTAATATCATTAGCTATAGTACGCTTCCATTCTCTTTCATTGATAACTGGAATATTTCCATTATTTCTCTTAACAATTACATTGCCAGAAGAAAGTAAATTGGTTAAATACTTAACAGATATTTCACAACCATTAATTTTATCAGAAAACCAAGTATTATAAAAATTCTCTGTAGTCTTTCTAGGATGTTGAAAACGAATACCCTGACTAGCAAAATCAGCCATTAAATCAATAATATTATTAATAATACCAACTTTATCATATGCGTCCATCGACATAGCAATAATAGCTAATTGCTCTGTCGGTATGTTTTCACCTGGTCTAAAATACTTATAGTCATTCCTGTTATATTCACTCTTGACAGATAAATCTGTATCATGACCAACAAAGGTTCTTCCTATATTGGCAATACTTTGGAATGCTATAGCACGACCACGAGGTATAGCTACATCTTCATTTAATTCTACTTCTTTAGAATATTGTTCAGCAGCCTTAGCTCCGGTGTAATACAATTGTTCTTTAATCATTTGAATTGTTTCCATAATCAGTTGAACTGTTTACAATAATATACACCTTTCAATAAACATCCTTCATTTTATTAGTAAACCATGAAGGCCCATAAAAAGACGCTCCTGATTTATCCAATTTACTTCCGGTAGCAAATCCTCCAGGAACTACTTCATGAAATACTAACGGATGACGAGCAAGTATCCTGGCTCCCATATTAGCCATAACTAAAGCAGAATATCGGTCCTTTCTCAATCTTCCCTTTCTATTACCTGGCAACTTCACCTCTGGAGTATCCCATCTATCTCTACCATTTTGAGTTTGGGTCATTACAATGGAAGAAAGTTCATTTTTTAATTCTTCAATTTCCATGATACAATCTTCTAACGTATCATATACTTTATCACTAGATTCATCTATAGCAGCAGCAGCTAAACCAAGAGTAGCTGGTGACGCATATGGAAACACACATACTTTATCTTCAAAATCTTTTCTTAACCCATGATTAGCTTCAGAAGTCCACTCGGCAGAAGCAAAATTAACTAAATCTAAAATATGTAACCCTTCTTCTCCATCAGTATCCTTTTCTTTTTCTGGGTCAATGGTTGGCCATAAAGGTAGTTCTCCCTGTTCAATTTTATCAGAATCATGTAACGCCTCTGAAACACCTCGTCCACCCCCCTGAGCATCAATACATATTAATTCACATGGAAATTTCTTCATTAAATCTCTAATTTTACGAGCACAGTAACTATAAAAATCAGTTTCTCTAACTAATCCAATTTTAAGTTTCTCTCTATGTTCCTTACGAGTCGTAGTCCATACATAAACAATTCTTCGATGGTCTGGTCTTACTTCTAAAATAACGATAGAAAAATTATCCACTTCGGACGCAGGGTCAACACCAAATACATATTTCTTATTGGATGAACCAACTAAAGACGGCTCAAAGCTAACTTTCCCGCTTGGATGTTCTATACAATTAAGATGATTGGCTATACACGACTCAATTAAACTACGTTTGAAAAACCCGTTTGAATCATTGGTAAACACTGCTCCAAATTCCATTAGGTAAATACCAGAATGTACAGTAGCCTTTGACCTAGCCACCATAGCTTCATCCATAAAACCTTTTGGAATAAGCTCATAGGGAATACGTATAATGGAATAATTTGTCCAATCAAAATCTTCTGGAACATCCATATCATTCCCACCAAATATTTCAGATAACTTACTTTTATCGCCTTTGCTTCTAATAATTTGTCTCCACCTTCTCCAATACTCAGAAAAATGGTTAAAATCATAATATGCAGTACCTGAAATAACTATTTGATTTTGTATTGTGTCTATAGCTCCAGAGCCAATAGGAAGTTTAATACCAAACTTTTCCGCTATTTCTTCTTTAGCCTTTTCTTTAACAGATTCAATAGGGCTAGTTCTAACAGCAGCAAATCCAGCAATGACGGTTTCAAAGATATCTCGCGTCATTGAATTATGCTGAACAAAACCATTTCCATAAAAAGAATGAGTTTCAGGTAGATAAAAATCGTATAAGTGCTCTTTTTTATCAACCTCTTTGATTCGCTCATCAAAAGCAGCTTTTTTTATCTTATCTG